TTGAAAGGTGGGGGATTTCTCCCCCACCAGTATAATTAGGCACTATAACCTTGAGCACCGAATAGAGCGGCTTGACCAGCTGCGATCACAGCTTTTGATGGTGTACCTACTCTGTATGAAACACCTGTAGATGTTCTATTTTCATAGATCATCATACCTTCGTTTCTTAATTTACCAACCATTTTAGCTGGTGATTTAAGGTCGAAAGTGCTTCTTAGTGATTTCCAAGTAACATTTTTACCTGTTGAGAAAAGATTTCTTACCTTTTCAGTTTTTGATAGTTTAGCTCTTGCCATAACATTATCTCCTTTATTATTAAATAAAAAATTAAACATTGTGTTTAACTCCTTTCACATTTACTATTTTACAACCTGTTAAGGCGATTCCTATGGAATTCATTTGCCTTCGTGTGGATCAAAATCAGGAATAAATTCGATACCACCTGCATTGAGTTCATCTGATACATCTTCACTCAAAGGTTTATTTTTAGGTTTATAACCAAAAGCGTCATAATTAATTGTAGCAACTTGATTGCCTTGGCTGTTTTCTTTTATAACCACGGACTTATCTACCATTTTTTGTACAATATGATTTAAATTAAAATCTCTTTTTACTAAACTCCTTAATACATCAATTAGAAAAGCAAAGTCTTTTGTAAATTCTACTGTATGTGTTTTCATAGCTAAACCAGAAAATTCTTTAATAAGTTTTAATGCCAATTCGTCAACGACTTGTTCAGTAAATTTTTTTGTTTGATCTTTCTTAACTCTTCTTGCATAATCAGTTTGTTTAGGACCTATGTTATTTTTATCCTTAACCCGATTAAAAGGAAACAATAAAATTTTTTCATCATCTGACACTAAATTATCTCACCCTTAAAATTTACTTTACCTTTATCGGTAAAATGTTCTACTAATTGATTATATCCACCAATTAATTGATTATCAATCATAACCTGAGGCATAGTTCTAACTTTTTTACCAACTGCTTCATACAATTCTTCTGGTGAATTAAAATCTTTACCAAACATTTTTTCTTCGTATTCAAGGCCAAGTTTCTTAACTAAATCTTTGGCCTTGGTACAATAGACACAATTTGGTTTACTGTATATTACTATCATCTTTTTCATTTGTTAATAAGTTTTTGTAAGCTATATTAGCTTTTTCTTTTACATTATAGGCATCAACAGCTTCTGCAATTGTGTAATTATACATTTTATTATATTCGCCTAATGGTAATCTCAAACCAATCCACGCTCTATAATACTTTTGATTTGTTATAGTTACATCTTTAGCAAATATTTCATAACCTCTTACTGGTGTATCTTTAATTAAATTTACAATTGTAGATTCTACCTCAGATACAGTTGTTTTATTATGTGTTTTACCCAATTCAGTAATAAACTGTTTTGATGATTTATTCATTTCGCCTTTGATAATATCGGCCATTTCTGCTTTTGCTATCATCATTGCCTTTTCAATTGACAACGATAAGTCTGGCGAAACAGCTGTACCAACACCAAAGATACACATTTTATCTTTGTTTTTACCAAAAGTAGGCGTATCACAAGCCTGTTTTTCTGAGAAGTCTGCCATATACCACTTTGGTACTTCATTCAGTATCTTACCATTCTCAGATTTCATCTTATAAGTTGAAGAACAATTAGCTAACAATAAACTAACTGCACCAATACCTACAAGTTTCAATACATTATTCATAATTTTTAACCTCACTCTGTACATTATATACTATTTGTTGTAAAAAGTCAAGCCCTTTTGTTACAGCCATAAAAAAACCATCACTTGACCAACCAAATATAATAATTAGAAGAAGTGAGATTATGATTAAGTTTTTAATCATTTTTGCACTCTCCAATCACCGTCCTTGTTTAAACATACCTTTCCGAACGATTTAAAGATATGGTCAGGTCTACTATAGAACCTGCAATATTCTGGAGTTGATACATCTCTATAATAAAATTGAGCAAACATTTCCCAATAACTTGGTCCGTCTACCTTTTTTCTACCGTCAGCACACTCCAAAATTTCTTCTTTTACAATATTCTCACCTTTTTGTTTGATAACCACTTTGACATAACAGTATTGGTCACTAGCGTTTTTAGGTTCGATAGTTGTAATTTTATCATAATATACATTATCATCATTTTCAATTGCGTCAATCTTTTGTAATACTTCATATACTTTTTCTTCGGTAGATTTTTCTTTTGTTTCTGCTACTGTAGAGAGTAATATAGATAAAACAAATCCTATAATAGCAACTACTCCAACATACACTCCGACTAAAAAAAGTCCTCTTAAATATTCTATTATGGTTTTATTATACATACGCCCTTAATTTTTCAATACTATCTTTTATATTATGTATCTGGTCGTCAATATCTTCAATCTTACTCCAGTTCATAGTATATTGTTTTTCTTCTTCTAATTCTTTTATTTCTTCTTTTAAATTAGAAATTTTATTATTTACGTCTTCTTTTGTCATAATTTCACCTCATCTAAACTTTCACCGATATTACCAGTTAAAAAATAGTTTGCACCAATAACCACTCTATCATCATCTAATAAATTTTCAGATGACTCGTGAGCTATCCAACCAGGAAATATTGCTAAATCACCTGTTTTTGTTGATATTGTCCACATTCTACTATTATATTCATTATATTTTTTAACGTTATATGAAAAATTAAATCCTTCTTGTAATCCTGATCTTTCTTTTGTAAGAATTAAATTGCCAGATATACAATAAACATAAAATACAACAGACACAAGAGCGCCTGGATGATTATGATTATGGTGGTTTTGACCCTTTTTACTTAATGCAATCCAACTATTTGTATATTTGATTTCATCATCAATCATTAAAGTATTTTTTACATAATTACTAGCAGCTTCATACATTTTACTTTTTAAATTACTAAAAATTGGATCAGATAATACATCAATATTTGTTGATATTGAATTGCTTTTACTAGTATCAGTTACATATTCTGATATTTTAGAAAATTGCTCTTCACTTGTATTGTGAAATAAAGGTACAATTTCTAAGGGTGGTGTGGCAAAAATATCAATTTTAGGCATTAGTTTTTTTCAATCCATTGTCCGTCTGGCATTTGACAAGCAGTACCAAAGTATGTGTTTCTATTAACACCACCAACACCTAACAAAGGCCATTGATTAGTAATATCAACAGTAGCTTCATAATCTTTACATTTAAAATCTTCTACAAGGTAAGTTGAATATGTTTTAATAATACCACTATTACCTGTTTTTTCATTGTACCAATTTGTATAACTAGATGATGTCCCTTTATTTAAATGGTCAACAAAGACGGCATTGTGAGCATCATAATCTGAATTATACATTACTTCGGCACCAACATAAGCACCTGCTAAAGCACAAGTAGCTATTGCATATGGGTTATCAACACCCATAGCAACACAAGAACCTGTGGTAGTTGTTGCTCCCAATACAGAACCAAATTGTGTTCGACTTGTATTAGAGCAATTTACCACAAGTAAAAATGAAAAAAGAATTAGAAATATTTTACTGGTCTTTACCATCAAAATCCTCAAGTTCAGATTCCATTTTCTTAGCCATATAAGATTTACCAAACACTTTCATATAAAAATGGTCACGTGGATTTGGTGACTCATATGCTAATTTTAGATTTTCAAAATTAATATCAACATTTTCATAAACTTCAGGTTGTTTAGATTTTAGTTCGATATGGTCTTTGAAAAATTGAATACGATTTGTATGAATATCGTTTAATTTATCATCATACGATTTCTTTTTAGAAAGTTTAATATCTTTCTGTTTTGCAATATCAAATTCCTTAAAAAGATTATCTTGGTCGTATCTGAATTGTGTAGAGTTAGTTTGCATAGTTAGTCCTTTCATTAGTTAATTGTATTAATCCTATCATATCGATTCGTATTTGGCAACCATTAATTTTATCAATAAAATCAATGTTTTTAAGAGAACAAAACACGAACATTATTTAATTTTTTTATAATTTCCTTTATCTTGCGATAAAAGATAACAATCTGATTGTATTTGAGCTATCATATTATCTATTTCCGAATCGTTAGCTTTGTTAACACCATATTTCATATCACGTAATTTATCTGACATAGTTTTTATAGCATCTATCTTATCACAAAACTCACTTATCTTATGTAACATTAAACTTTCCTCCCAGCTGTTTTAATATCTTCTTTTGCAACTACCATATAAGGGCCTTTGTTATAAGCTGGTGCAATAGAATATTGACTACTGATTTGTAATCTTTCTTGCTTTTCTTTCCAACTAATTTGTTTACCATTACCCATAATTGGCATTGATGATGGTTTTGGTTGTATTTCTTGTTTTGGTCTGTTTTCGTTTACCAATATATTTGAAGTTTGTCTTTTGGCAATAATGACCTTCCCATTTTCATTGCACTGAATACCTTTTGATCTCAACCACTTGATATACTTTTTCAAAGCAAGTAAATATGATTGTGTGGGTTTTTTATTTCTAAGTCTTCTAATTGCACCACTAGAATTATTTGTATAGATAATTGCCATATTCTTTATAATACTATAAATCGTTAATTTTGTCAAGCCTTGTAAAAACCATTGATTTTACTGCTTTTTGAAGAAAAAAAAGCGTCTAGGATGCACGTGGAGTAGCGAATCGTAGCTGTTCTAAGGTCTAAGTACACCTATTTTTCACTGCTTTCCAACTGAATTGCCATATCTATATTAGATTGTGTTTCAGCCCATTTATCAAACTCGTCAACTTCCTTTTGAAGTTTATCTCTATAGGTAATTAATGTGTCTTTTGCACTATCAGTATTACCACTATCAATTTGATCTAACGCCAAATTAAGGATATCAATCGTTGCTATTTCATTAATCATTTACGGCACTCCCTTCTACTTTTTCAATTTCATCAAAATAACACCAGTACGTACCTTTTGTAGGGCTGTCACCTGTACCAGTGAAAGATATTGCACCGACATAATTTAAATCAGTGTCATAAGTTTTAGCAGATAGAGAAGTTTCATTCTCAGCTGCTATATCTGTTTTTTCGGTAGCGATACCAATATTGATAATAGTACCCTCTCTACCGTTTTTGGTGTAAACATAATCACCTGTATTAATAATCATAATATAGTCCTTTCTACTATTGTTGATTTTCGTCTTCACTACTCATCAATAAAATGACGTAGTGAATTGCTTTTAATAAATCTTTACGGTTCTTACCGCCTTTTTTACCATATCTACAAAGATATTTGATAGCATTGGCGTGGCAAAAATCCTTGTCAATACCTAATTGTCTTAACATATCTTGTACTTGGAAACCATCTTTATTGGTACTATAGTGTTCACCATACGTACCTATAATGTAGTTTGATATTTCATTTATTATTTTATCTTCATTATATTTCATAATATCTCCTTAATTTAATGTTTTATTTTTAAGAGCTGCGTTATTTTCATCTACGAATAACATCAGATCATCTAGTATCACTGGATAATTTATATCTTCCCAAATCATACCACCAAAACCTTTTGCAAATTGACTTAATGCTTCATTAAAGTATTCTGCAACGGTATCAGGTTTAGTTTCAATTTGAACGCCTTTATCTAATTCAATAATTCTACCCTCGGTATAATCTTTATATGCACTTTTAGCTTGATCTATAAGTATATCTCTAAACTTACTAGGTTCATAATGTTCTTTTTTAAAATTAGCATAATCTAACATATTCATCTTACAGTGTTCTCCTTAATAACTTGTTGTGTTAATTCTTTATCAAAATCGTATTTAAAAAATTGTCTATTATATAATTGACCATAATCATTAAATAAATGACCATCATCACTATAACCAGAAAGATCATATACATCACCATATGTTCTATAGTATTCATCACCACTAATCAATTCAACTTTACTTGTACCTGTAAAGTTTGAGGCAGTTTCGGTATAATTTTCATCACACCATTTTTTTACCTTTTCTTTAAACTTCTCGTTATTTAATCTATTCAACTGAGATAACGGTACATTTCTAAAAATAGTATGATAACTAAAAAACCAAGGATCGTACTTTTCTGTACTATCGTTATATTCTCTAGCGTAAACTAAATGTATTGTACCTTGTTTTGTCATTATTTACTTAAATCCTCAATTGCATAAGTTAAGTATTCTTCAGCATCCATTTCATCATTGATACCAATTAATTCTAAGTTAGCAACATTACCAACTTCTTTTACAGCTTGTTTAAGATCAATTAGACCTTTTACAACTTTCATTGCGATTTCATCAACGTTTTTTTCGGCTTCGTCCCAAAAGTATTGCATTGTTTTAGACATAGTGTATATTCTCCTTTGTTTGATTCGTTACTATTATACCAAATAATTGAAGTAAAGTCAAGTAATTTCTTTTTCTTGCCTCATCAATTCTTTGTTTTAATGTTTTGTTTTTCATAATATACATATAATATACCAGAAAAAAGCGCCAAAGTCAACAGTTATTTTAAGTTTTTTTAAAGAAAAAACCCTTATTTTTCAACGTTTTATAAGGGTGCGACAGAATTGACCAGCAAGGAGATGTTACTTCCAGTTGTTTTTTACCCATTCCTTGTCTGATTCGTGTGGATTAGGGTTACCGTGGAAGATAGTTATCTTAGATGTAGGTGATTTTTCAAATGTCCACTTCGTTTTAGAGAATCTGGTTTGACTACGGTCTAGCCATTTATAAGATTGTGTCCACTCGTCTGGAAATATTTTGAGATTTTTATCATCTTCCATTATCTTAGTTACTACGTTTTGGTCACCTTGCATTTTCTTATACTTAGATTGGTTATCATAAAATTGTTTCCATATTTTTTCTGCTGTTTTATTATTCCATTTCATTACACTAGAATTATAAAACTTTTTAGGTTGACCAAAATCTCTTATGATACCAAAAGTATCTGTATCACCAAACGTAACAAAACAATCTATATTATCGGTTATTACCACATCTAAATCTAAATAAAAATTTATACCTTCTAAACCTGTTTCAGGATTAAATAGTTGTAATTTATTCCACCAACCTTGTAAATTATGTTTATTAAATTTTCTAAATTCAATATCACCCTCTACTTGTTTATGTATCTTAACGTGGTCTGTAAAACAAATAAATTTATAAGGCACAGTCAAATGCCTCTTTATCATATTATATAAATGTTGTACATAGACAACTCTATACTTGTTACCATAAATTACACAACAAAAGTTTATCATACAATCTGTTTAGTTATAAATTTATATGCCGTTCCATTCTCTATTTCTGATAGGGTAAATTGATTGTCTGCCACCATTTTTAACCACTCATTCATAGTTTTTCTACCTGGTCTCATAGGTTTATTAATTTTACTAATGTCTTGTGTACATATAAATGAGCAGATATTTCTTTGATGTACTATAGCAGGTACTTTATTCATTACAGCGTCAATAGCTGATAATGACATATTAGTTACTAAACAATGAGCATCTTTTAAATCATCTTTTATATCTGTTCCCCACCATTCGTTACCTGGTCTTGGTTTGTTTCTTACTTTAATAGGTCTATCAGTATATTTTCTAATTTCTTCACCTACTTGTTTTATCCAATCTTCTTGTGATATACCATTTATATGATATGTTACTGTCGGTGATGATGGTGCAAGTAAAACATAATTGGTTTCACCTGTATTCCACCCTTTAAATTCTGTATCAATACCTTTACTTGATAATTGATTTAATCTGCTACCATCACCCACTCTTGCTTGAATTGTATGAATATTACCTTTACATATTCTAAAGTAAGTTTTATCATAATCTAAAATTTTAGGTATAGGATATCTCGTTATCTGTTCAGTTAAATAACCTACATCTACCATAAACCAATCTATATTTTTTTCATTTAACTCTGCAATTTGTTTAGTATTATCACCACCTAATCCCCAAAAAAAGTGTACTTCTCTGTCTTCATATTTCCACCCCTTTTCAATAGCAGGCATTATTTGATGAGATAAACAATCTTTCCAGCTCATTTTGTGTGTAACTATCATTGTAAATTATCTATAAGACTTTTTGCCTTCCCATTTGTCATTTCATCTTTTGTAAATTGGCAACATATTAAACTGCCAAACCAATCTTCCACTTCATCATTTGAGGGTCGATAAGGGTTTTCTATTTCTGATAGATCAGTTTTTGACACAGGTAAAGCACAAGATATGTCTTCACAAAAAGAAGGTATACCCCTCTTAATAGCATCTATAACTGCTGTTGTCTGTGATGATACCACACAATATGTCTTTTTAAATAAACTATCTAAACTTACTGTTTTATCTTCTTTTCTTTTTACTATAATATTTCTATCTGTATGTTTTATTAATTCATTTTTAGTTTTATTAATCCACTCATCTGGAGATCCATAGTTATATAATCGACATACAGCTTCCGTAGGTGGTAATATCAAAATATTTTCACCGTCCTTATAATGTGTAACATTTATACCAAAATCTTTTTTATGTTTAACACTCTCTACACGTCTTTTTGTTTCTCTTATGTTTCTCCAATTAATTAATTTAGTAACACTTTCTTTATTTTTAGTTATGCGATAGTATGCTTCTCTTATGTCTGGATTAGGTCTGTGTTGAATTGCTTTAAAAACATAAGCGTGGTCAAAATAGTAATAAGGTATATTATGTTCATTACAATCCCATATTATTTGTTCAGTACCTCTAAGACAACCAAAAACAACAGCTGGTGTTTTTTTCTGTAACCACTCTTCTCTATCAAAAGTTGGCCAGTATGTTGTTTTCATAGGACCTACTTGTGCTAGTTTACTATGAAAATCACCACCAGCTCTATCGACAAATTTTTTTATAATTTTGTCTGTAACATCTCTACTTCCAAAACCAATCATTATCTCATTTGCGTTTCTGTTGTTTCCCAAAATAATTTAAACCATTCGTCTGCATAATCAACATTCTCATATGATTTAAACCAAGGACCACCCTCTGTAAAGTGTATATTCTTTGCTTCAGGTTTATAATCATATTCACCTACTAACCAGTTCCAATCTAATGGTAAATCACCTATGAGTTCATCACTTTCTAACCATTTAAATTGATGTAGTTCTAAACCACTTGCCTTATTTACATAGTCTGGTGTAAGTTGAGTACACTTCTTGCAATTCATTAACATAAAACTAGACCAATTTTTCTTTTCATATTTTGTTTGTACTTGACCTAAAAATTTTGTATCTGTTTTAGGTTCATAATCGTGTTTACAAACTTGCACGGCATATCTATCATCTCTTAATCGCCATAGTTCGTTAATGTCTGTTCTCATCATCATATCACAATCCATAAACAATGCCCATCCTTGGTAATTCATCAAGTGGGGGATAATAAATCGACTAAAAGAAAATTCAGTTGAAGAGAGATTATTTCTTTCTCTAACAAAATCATCTTTTATATTGTTTAAATAAATTGGTGTTATTGCCACTGGCTTGGTACTGTTTTTTAATATACTATAAGACAATACATTAAAAGCAGATTTTTCTTTACTATCGTATCCTATAAAAATGTTTATCATATCTTTAACTCTGGACTCCTTAATAACTTCTTACGTTTAGGACCTTTGATATGGTCATATACTGTTCCCAATATCGACCTTGCTTGTACGTGACCAGGTCTTCCGTCACCTATATTATGATTTTTTGTACCTCTTTTTTCAAATTCTTTTCTAACATAATCCCATATAAAACTATCGTGTTTCTCTATCAATTCATATAATTGGTCTGTATCATACATTGATCTTACTCTACTAACATACGATTTTGTATCTTTATGTTTCATATTAAAATATAAAAAACCACATTCACTATAATTTTTACCTCTACCTAAGTAACTCATCATAGTGTCATCTCTGTGAATATGTTTTTTAATCCATTCTATATCTATTGGATTATAAAACACACTATCGGCATCAATACAAATAATACCATCATAATCTTCATTATTCATTAGGTAATCTGTGTAAGCATATACCTTGTAACAAAATCTAACGGCGTCTTGTAAAAAACCATTTGCATTATCTTCAACAGGTTTATCTTTGTTTCTTAAAACAAATTCTTCACATTCTGGCACCTCATCAAATAAACTTCTAACAATTAAACTTTGATTTGGTATATCTAACATATCTTCACTATAAACAAATAAATCAAATGGCCAGTTATAAGTTTCAAAAAACTTATGACCATATTGTTTGTAAAGTTTTTTATTTAATGTTGTTATTACTGCTATATTCATTTCTTAAATACCGTATCTTTTTTGTGTCTGCCTACTTCATTATATCCTATGTCTTCTAAAATCTTTTTTGTCTGTTTATAGTATGATATTTCTTCGTTTGTTCTAATTGGTAATTCAAGTGATAGTGTAGGATTGAATTTCTTTAAAAACTCTATTGCACCCATTAAAAATTCCTTTTCTGTACCTTGTATATCTACTTTAATTAAATCTACTGTATCAAATTCATTTATATAATCATCTAATTTTTTAATATCTATATATTCAAATTCTCCACTAGCACTTTCAAATCCTTCTATTAATGAACCACCACCCGAATTATCTATACCTTTAAATATTCTAACATTTTCAGCTTGTTCATCTGATAAACCAACTTCTTCTAAATGCCAATTTTTAAAGTTGTACATATTTCTTCTATAACATTCTATAATATCTGGTACAGGTTCAAATGCCCAAACCTTTTTAAATTTTCTACAAAAATCTTTTGACCAAAAACCTACGTTTGCACCAACATCAATTGCAACGTCAAATTTATCAACTTTACTTAAAACATAATCTCTATGTGATTGTTGATAAGTAAATTCACCATTGATTTCTTTTAACATAGAATCAAAGTGTGTATCGTAATCTGGTAAAAACCATCCTTTTACATCTTTCATTTAGGTATCTCCGTGTGTGCTATATGTTGTAGGTTATGTATTCTTCTCTTCTCGTCTTGTGATGAAAACAAATAGCCTTCAATCTGATCGTAACCATTTTCTTTTGCCCACATAACCCTTTTGTTACCTATGTGAACATAATATCCTGGTATTAAGTTTCCGTCTTTATCTTTATGGTGTGGATTTTTAGGTAAAATTCTATCTCTTACCCATTTTTGTTTGTGATCTGTTATGGCAATTGGCCATATCATTCCGTGCTTTTCAAAACTTTCATTATAACCAAACTCGTTTGATCTTTTTTCTAACCAATTGTGTGGTGGAATTGTTCTTAATGATGAAACATCAAAAGTTTGAAGTTTAAAATCAGATAGACTTTTCTGTGCTCTTAGAATTTTCAT